AGTGAAGTAAGAGAGGTGGTGTCTGCGCGGGAACTCTGGCAACGTATTCTTGATATGCGTACGCAGACCGGTGAACCTTATCTACACTTTATCGATACGAGTAATAAACATATGCCAGAGTTTCAAAAGAAACTTGGTTTAAAAATTCGTCAATCTAATCTGTGTTCAGAAATTATTCTTCCTACAGATAAAGAGAGAACTGCGGTCTGTTGTTTATCGTCTCTAAACTTGGAGTACTATGATGAGTGGAAAAATGATACTTTATTCCTTAATGATGTTGCTGAAATGCTTGACAATGTACTTCAGTATTTTATTGATAATGCTCCTACCACCGTTGAGCGTGCAAGGTTCTCTGCCACACGTGAGCGCTCTATTGGCGTCGGTGCTCTGGGCTTCCATGCTTATCTCCAACAATGCGGAATCCCTTTTGAATCACCTATGGCCGTCGGAAGAAATAGACAAATTTTTAAACACATCAGGGAGCAACTAGATGAAGCTAATCAACAGCTTGGAAAACTTCGCGGAGAAGCACCTGATGCAGTGGGGAGTGGGCAGCGCTTTAGCCACCTTATGGCTATTGCTCCTAATGCTTCTAGTTCAATTATCATGGGTAATACTTCTCCTAGTATCGAGCCATACCGTGCTAATGCCTATCGCCAAGACACTCTTTCGGGGTCTCATCTGACGAAGAACAAGTGGTTAGATAGAGTTATTCAAAAACACCTGTCTGGTGATGGTGATATAGTATCACAAGATGACTACAATGAAATTTGGTCAAGCATTATTGCAAACGATGGTTCAGTACAACACCTTACATGGATGGATCAATGGCAGAAAGATGTATTTAAAACGTCAATGGAAATAGACCAGAGATGGCTTGTACAGCATGCCGCCGATCGCCAAGAATATATTGATCAAGCACAATCACTTAACCTGTTCTTCCGGCCAGACGTTAATATTAAGTATCTACACGCCGTCCATTTCCTTGCTTGGAAAACAGGACTTAAGACCTTGTACTATTGTCGTAGTGAAAAGATTGGTAAGGCAGATAAAGTATCTAAACGTATTGAACGAGAAGTAATTAAAGAATTGGATATGAAGGCAATTATTGATGGTGATGTTTGTTTAGCCTGCGAAGGCTAGATGAAAACAATAGCTTTATTTGTATGTGATCCAAAGTGCTCCGTACAAAGTAGCAATGGTATTATTAACGCTTTAGGTGATTATTATAAATTTAAGCTATTTTCAAAAAACGAAGTTGAATATAATTTTTTTGATAATGTTGACATAATAGCTGTACCAGGGGGATTTGGTCACTCGGATTCCTTTGATACGTTATTAAAACATAATGGTGAATCGATTGTTAAATATGTTAGGAGCGGGACACCCTATCTCGGTATTTGTATGGGTGCTTATTGGGCTGGTAAACATTACTTTAATATTCTAGATGATGTTGATGCCGTACAGTACTTAAAGCAATCTAATACCGATACACGCAGACCACATGCAAAGAACATTAAAATAGAGTGGTTAGGTAAACCTATGAATATGTTTTGGTACGATGGGTGTGCTTTTACAGGACCGGGGTACTACGATACTATTGCAAAGTACTCTAATGATGACCCAATGGCAATTATACAAAATAATATAGGGCTGATAGGATGCCACCCTGAAAGTCAACAATTTTGGTATGATAGCTACAGCTGGTTAAAGGGTAAATATCATAACGGTGAACATCATAAATTATTACTAGAGTTTGTAAACGAATTAATTAACAGAAAATAAAATGTCAAAGAAAAATCAAAGTATACTTACAGATGAACGTAATTCCTTTAAACCGTTTAATTATCCATGGGCGTATGATGCATGGTTAAAGCATGAGCAAAGTCATTGGCTTCACACCGAAGTACCAATGGTAGAGGATGTTAAGGATTGGAAGAAGAAGCTTACTCAAGAAGAAAAGACATTCTTGACTAACATCTTTCGATTCTTTACTCAAGGTGATATAGATGTTGCAGGTGGATATGTAAATAACTATCTACCTTATTTCCCACAACCAGAGGTTCGGATGATGCTGCTTGGCTTTGCTGCACGTGAGGCACTACACATAGCCGCCTACTCGCATCTTATAGAGACCATTGGTCTGCCAGAAACTATGTATAATGAGTTTATGGAATATGCAGAGATGAAAGAGAAGCATGATTATGTATTAGAAATCTCACAACAAAACTCATCTAAAGAAAATACCGCTAAACACATTGCAGTATTTTCCGCCTTCACCGAAGGAATGCAGCTGTTTAGTTCCTTTATTATGTTACTGAACTTTCCACGTCACGGTAAAATTAAGGGCATGGGTCAGATTATAACTTGGTCTATTGTTGATGAAACACAACACTGTGAATCTATGATTAAGTTATTTAGAACTTATATTCAAGAGAACCCTGAGATATGGAACGATGAACTTAAAGGTCAGATATATACAATTGCTGAACGAATGGTTGAACTTGAAGATAAGTTTATTGATCTGGCATTCAGCCTAGGACCTATGGCTGATTTGGAGGCCGCTGATGTAAAGCGTTATATCAGGTACATTACTGACCGTCGCCTCATTAGCCTTGGTCTTAAGGGTATTATGAAGGTTAAGAAAAACCCATTACCCTGGGTTGAAGAAATGATTAATGCACCTACGCATACTAACTTTTTTGAAAATAGAGCGACCGATTATGCTAAAGCCGCTCACACCGGTACCTGGGATGAGGTCTGGGGTAAGGCTGCTTGAAAGAAAAATATATTAAAGCTCACATGAAGGTAGCTCAGGTTTATGCTGAGCTGTCAACAGCTGTACGTCTACAGGTGGGTTGTGTAATTGTTAAAGATAATACTATTATTGGTATTGGTTATAACGGTATGCCTTCAGGTTGGGACAACACCTGTGAAATAATTAAGCACACCGATTTTACTGGTACAGTAGTAACTATGTCCAAGCCTGAGGTATTGCATGCTGAAACAAATGCAATTGCTAAAGTATCACGATCATCTAATTCAACTGACAGTGCTGATCTTTTTGTCACACATGCCCCCTGCCTTGAATGTGCTAAATTGATTTATCAGTCAGGAATAAAATCTGTTTATTATAGGGATATATATCGTGATACACGCGGGCTGGACTTTCTTCAAGCCTGTAACATAGAGGTAAATAAAATTGTATAAAGCATATACTTGTGACAGCTGTGAGGCTGCATTTAAAATAAAACACTCATTAGATGAATCTTTTTTTGAAGTAAACTTCTGCCCATTCTGCAGTGCACAAATCGATGACGATGATGAACAGGAACCGGACGAATTCGAATGACCGACTGGACATACCACGGTGAGGTATTCCCTGAACCCGGAACTCACTATGGTTTTGTATACTTAATCACAAACTTAAAAACCGGTAGGCAGTATATCGGCAAGAAGTTTTTTTGGTCGTTAAGACGAAAGCAAGTCAATAAGGTTAGAAAAAGAATTAAAATCGAATCAGATTGGAAGACGTACTGGTCATCCTCCGATGAGCTGCAGGCAGATGTTAATGAGCTGGGCCAAGAAAATTTTATGCGGGAAATAATATACTTGTGTCCGAGTAAGGGTACAACAAATTATTTGGAAGCAAAAGAGCAGTTCTCTAGAGGGGTACTCGAGAATAAGGATAAGTGGTATAATGGAATCATACAATGTAAGATCCATCGAAACCACGTAAAGTTATGATATTAATTTTCTTAACACTACTTTCTGCTTTGGCAGTGTCTGCGGTTGCAGCTTATTTCTCCATTGCTGGGTTAGTGGCTATATTTGCCTCTGCACCTGTACCAATTGCAACAATGGGTATAACGCTTGAAGTTGCGAAACTAGTAACTGCATCCTGGATATATCGAAACTGGGAGGTAGCACCTAGGTTATTAAAATACTATTTTGTAATTGCCACAGTAATTCTTTCTTTAATTACCTCCATGGGTATATTTGGATACTTGAGTAAAGTACATTTAGATCAAAGTGTACCTAATGGTGAGACAGCGGCAAAGATTTCTTTATTTGATGAAAAAATAAAAATTGAAAGAGAGAATATTGATGTTAATCGCAAGGCACTTAAACACCTTGATGAGGCAGTGGATCAAGTCATGGCACGCTCAACTTCAGAAACGGGTGCAGATCGAGCAGTGTCAATTCGACGTGCCCAACAGAAAGAACGTAGTAAGCTTCTTGCAGATAACGAAAAGTCGCAAAAACTCATTGCAGGGTATAATGAAGAAAGAGCACCTATTGCCACGGAGCTTAGGAAAGTCGAAGCCGAGGTTGGCCCGATTAGGTACATAGCTGCTTTCTTTTACGGGAGTACCGATCAGGATATCCTAGAGAAAGCTGTAACGTGGGTTATTATAGCTTTGATTATCGTATTTGATCCTCTCGCTATCCTGTTACTTATTGCTGCTAACTTTTCCATCCGTGAACGTAACGGTACCAGACTAATACATGCTAAAGTGGTGGAACCTGAATTAAAGCCTAAACCACCAGATGTACAACCCATTGCACCAACTCATAGTCCTACAGATGATATCCCGCCTGAAATAACCCCTGCTGAGAGTTCATTCTCTTATCCTGAAACCGTTACGGATCCCGAGGGTGAGAAAGAGGGGTGGAGTAAAGAGTTATACCGTAAATTTTTGAATACTGATAAAATAAACATTGATCGATCGCGAATCCACTCAATTCCTAAAGAGATACTTGATAAGGTCTTTAAGAAGTAACTTGACCGTAACTCAATTCTATGTTATAATAACATATGTTAAGGAGATTACATGACTGATGATTTTGATGTTAAATTTAGTTACTTTGATAAGATTAAAGACGATGCAAGCTTTAGATCTATTTGGTCTATCTATGAAGTAAGTAATATGTACGATCTCTCTGGCTTTGAAGCTGAGACTCTTGTTTATAAAGACCATTGGGGTCATGAACGATCAGTATCGATTCCTCTACCCGGTGGTAACCTTAAGTGGTGGGACTTGTGGTCTGCCGCAGATAAAGCTATAATTGAATCAGAAGATAAGCATCATGTCTTTATTGAAGACTTTCAAAAGTCCACTGATGGTAAGACGTTATTTTTGAGAACTGGAAGTTAATTATGAGTCAAGTTGAAGCCCGTGCTTACGAGCCTACCTACTATTCTAATGCAAATGAAGAAGATCAAAAAGTATTTCGTGAATGGTTAGGTGGTGTGTTGCGTATGCATTATGTTAATATCCATTTTCGTAAGAAAGATGGTTCTATTCGTATCATGAATTGTACCTTGCAAGAAGGTAAGACGTTAGATTATGAAAAGAAGACCGATCGAGTTAAGGCCGTGAGTGAAGATACATGCCCGGTTTATGATATTGATAAAAAAGAATGGCGATCATTCCGTTATGATGCTGTTACTGAGATTAGATTTAACTTAGGGGAAGGTCGATGAGTAGAGTTATTATGAGTGAGCCTCACGGCATTACACCTGATTTAAGTAATTATAAATCTGCGCTATCACGTGCTTTCAATTTCTATAATCAAGACAACGGAAAAAAAGAAGCTCGTCTGTTTTTACGGGCTTATATAAAGAGTGTCGGGCAAGATTTAAAAGCGGTAGATAGCGTACCTGATAACAAAATTAGCACAACCTACGGCTGGGTAGCACGGATACTTTTAAACGGTAATGTACTTCAAGAACAGCACGTTCAAGGACTAAAGAATTATATCAGCACCTTAACGATTGATAAAGTAGTTAAAGTTGAAGTCGAAAAAGTTACTCGGTTAACTATCCAAGATTACATGCAAGAAAAGATTGCTGAAACCCTTGGAGAGTTAGAAGGAGCTATTGATGATTTCATTACTTCAGGTACTGAGTTTGATATGCTTTCGTATCTTAAAGCTTCCTCTACCCCGAAGCCTTACTGTAGTCATATTGATACATGGACCCGTAAGAAAGCCGCAGAGTTTATCGAGGCATATCAGTCTGATGATAAGGAACTAAAAGAGGCGTATGGGTATCTAGGAAAGAGGAAACTTGCCCAGTTAATTAAAATGCTTAATAGTTTTGTTACCGATGTAGAGCGGTATACAGAGTTTAAAAAAGCTAACCGTAAACCTAGAGCTACAAAGGTAAAGCCTGCAGGTGTTCAGGTTGCAAAGATTAAATACAAGATAGAAGATACTGATCTTGGTCTTAAATCAGTAAGACCTTCCGATATAGTTGGTGCTTCCCAGGTATGGGTATACAATTGTAAGTATAAAAGGTTAGCGGTTTATAGAACTGATTCCTCTTTAGGAATCCAGGTCAAGGGCACTACATTACAGAACTATGATCCGGAGACGAGTGAACAAAAGTCTATACGTAGACCTGAGGCTTTTCTTAAGATTGTATTAAATGCAAGTAAGGTACAACTGCGTAAGATATTGACCGAGCTAACTACGACGGGGTACGATCTTACAGGTCGTATAAATGAAGAATGTATTATATTGAGAGTACTTAAATAATGGTTGTAATAGATTATAGTCAAACGATTATATCTAATTTAATGGCGGAGATAGGTACAAGAAGTGATGTTGAAATTGATGTAAATCTTCTTCGACACATGGTTATTAATACTATCCGAAGTCATAAGGTTAGATTCGGTGGGGAGTTTGGCGAGGTGGTAATTGCCTGTGACAGCAGAAAGTACTGGCGTAAGCAACAATTTCCTTATTACAAAGCCAATCGTAAAAAAGCGAGAGAGAGTTCTGGTCTTAATTGGCCGCAAATATTTGACTCGATTAATCTTATTAAAGAGGAGCTGAAGGCTGTCTTTCCGTACCGGGTTATTGAAGTTGAGGGTACAGAGGCAGACGATGTTATTGCTGCATTAGTGTACTGGTCTTTAGATAATGATCTTAAGGAAGGTACGTTGTTTAGTGAACCAGCCCCGTTTTTAATTATCTCCGGTGATCACGACTTTAATCAGCTCCAAGTGCATAAACACGTCAAGCAATATTCGCCTATTAAAAAGAAATTTGTTAAGTCTGAACTCCCACCCGAGCAATGTGTTATAGAGCACATTATCAGAGGGGATAAAGGTGACGGGGTACCGAATGTACTATCTGCTGATGATAGTATTGTATCTGGCGAGAGACAGAAGCCTATCTCTACAAAGAAGCTAGAGGAATGGATGGCTGATCCTACCACCATGCCAACGGATGATGAGTTTGTTCGAAATTATCACCGTAACAAAATGCTGGTTGATCTGTCCATGATTCCTAAATCCATACAAGAACAGATTATAAATACCTTTATAAATTACCCTATAAAAGACCGTAGTCAATTACTAGATTATTTTATAAAAAATAGAATGAAACAAATGACTGAACATACACAGGAGTTCTAATGAATTTACTTATATCTGAAATTTTAAATAATTTTGAAGCTGCTAAGACAAAGCAGGAGAAGCTAGCCATTCTCAAGCAAAATGATACCCCGGTACTCCGTACTATTATGAGGTTAAATTTTGATCCTAAACTAAAGATGGATCTACCCGAAGGGGAACCACCTTATAAAAAGGATCTAGATAAGCCTATTGGGTACCATGAGACTAATCTTATTCAAGAATACCGAAGATTTTACATCTGGCTTACCCCTCAAACAAACTTACCTAAGTTTAAGAAAGAAACGCTATTTGTCAGTATGCTTGAAGGCCTTCACTGGTCGGAGGCAGAGGTGTTAGTTTTAGCAAAAGACGGTAAACTAAGTACTAAGTTTAAGAGTCTTAAGGAAGACATGGTTAGGGAAGTATACTTAAATTGTTTATCTGAAAAAGAGAAAGTTACTAAGGTAACGACAGACCCTTTGGTATAAAGTCTCTCTGGCATAGGTTCTTTCGACGAGCAGATCCCGTAACCCCCTGGTCTGTAAGTACTGATATTCCGTCACCAGAGAGATCGTTCGACGTAAGGCTGACAACGTTACGTAACCGTAAACCTTGATTTACGACTGAAAGTATACTATAATATATTATGATCTATTCTAATACTAAGTCAAAAGTTAAACCTAAGACTATGCCTAAAGCCGAGCGCGAGGCGTATGCTAAGTGGTGTGCTCAATACGATATTAAACCTGAGGGTAAGGTTAAGAAAAAAGTAGTAGTTTATAATACTGAATTACCTGGTACTGTATATAAGCCGTTTATTCGTGAGACGGTTCGGTATCCTAGTTTAGATACCGGTCATAAGGGTGCTGTTAATACTGGTAAGACTACTATGTGGTATACGGGCGATAAGATGCTTGGTGTAGCTACGATGCATAAGTCTAACTTAGTTCCTATTTTTAGTGATGATAACGCGGTCGAAGTATCGCAAATGAGGAGATAAAATGAGTACATTAATATATAATGCAATCCGTACCCCTGATGGTACTGTACTAGAGTCTAGACATAGACATGATTATGTTGTATATGAAGATAAAAATGGTAGAGAGTATATGGTGGATGGCGGCCATGATTATGTTAGACGCAACGTGCACGACGATGCTCCTTATGAAGAGATAAGTGTCTATACAACTGATGGTCACGATAAAGTACGTGAAGTACTTAAATGGGGTACATATGGTATCAACGGTGATCAGCCCTTAACCTACATTGCACTTAAAGACATGAATACCGGGCATATTCAGGCCTGCCTAGATACCCAATCTCGTATGCATCCGACATACAGACAAGCTTTTGAAGAAGAATTGAAACTAAGGAGTATATAATGAGTTTGCCTTCCGATCCCACCGCCCGTAAAGCTATTAAGAAATGTATGGATGAGTTATCTGCATCCATGGCACGGATTGATGGTGAACGAGATTTTATCAAGGAAGCTATTGGTAACATATGTGAAGAATATGAAATGAGTAAAAAGACTCTTCGTAAACTAGCTAAAGTATATCATAAGCAAAACTTCTCAAAAGAGGTTGCCGAACATGAGGAGTTCGAGACCATGTATGAACAGTTGACCGGGGAAACTAGTCTGGGTAATATTACATAAAATGCATACAGTTTATAATCTAGAGATGCAGGTACGAGATAAAATGAACCGTCTTAAAAAGACCTCTCACGTTGGCGTATATAATTCTATTGAAGATCTAGAAGTAGCAAAAGGTAAGATGCTGGAGATTAATCCAGATAATACATTTGACGTTCATTCTATTGATCATCTTTTTGAACCTACAGAGTAATATAAATAAACATATGCCGACATATATTTTTCGTAATAAGAATACAGATGAAGTCTATGACAAAATGATGTCATGGGACATTCGTGAAGTATATCTCCAAGAGAATCCTAACCTAGAGGTCCTCATGGGAGCTCCGGCTATGGGGGACTCTGTCCGTTTAGGTATTAAAAAGCCAGACGATGGGTTTAAGGAAGTACTGTCAAAGATTCATGCTGCTAATTACAGAAGTAACTTATCGGATAAACTATCTAGAAAATGATTCAAGTGATTACTTCATTCAACCATAAGGGCTATACTTATCTATAGCTCTTTTTCATTTAAGGTTTTATATGTCCACAAAAAGAGCAGCGAAACTGGCAGTCGTACATGAAGAAGGCTACCCACAAAAACAAACAGCACCACGCCCCGTTACAAATACTTTAAGATTAAAAACTGAACACCTTAAATTCTTCGATCCACTTACCGAAAATCAAAAAATATTTTACGACGCGTATGCCCGCGGTGATTACTTTGTAGCACTACATGGTGTTGCTGGAACAGGAAAAACATTTATTGCTTGTTATAAGGCATTAGAGGAAGTATTAGATAAGAACAACCCCTTCAATAAAATTATTATCGTTAGGTCAGCTGTCCAGTCGCGAGAGATGGGTCATTTACCTGGTGATGTAGATGAGAAGCTAGAAATATATCAACAGCCGTATCGCCAAATATGCCATACCTTATTTGATCGTAAAGATGCTTACGATAGATTGGTTGAACAAGGTCATGTAGAGTTTATTTCAACATCGTTTATTCGCGGTATGTCATTTGATGATGCTATTATCATTGTTGACGAAATGCAAAATATGAACTTTGAAGAAATAGATACCGTCATGACACGGGTTGGTTACAGATCAAAGATCATCTGGTGTGGTGATTACAGACAAACTGATCTTCGCAAGTCAGGTGACAAAACAGGTATTTTAAAATTCTTTGATATTGCTTTACACATGGGTGCATTTACACGGGTTGA